CCCCGTACAATTAGATGAAAAATAATCAGGATGCATAGCGCTAAGGTTATTTTACTGTCTAAATCAAATTTAAGTATTTGAAAAAATCCTGATTAAATTTATTTTTATTCTAATTCTTTATTGCTGAGTTTGGGGGTGTTGCTGCTGATTTTATCGCTGCTAAAGACAACAAGGTTGATTTAATGAACTGGGTTAACAATAAAGCCGGTGAGTTCTGGGAGGAAAAGATAGAAAAGGCTGACATGAATAAAATTTTAGCACACAGATATGATTATGAACGGAATATTATTCCTACTGCTGACCCTGTAATAATATTAATTACAACTGATGTCCAGAAAGATTACCTGGTCTACACTGTCAGGGCACATAGCTTGAGAGCAAGTTTTCTGCTTGATTATGGTATTTTATCGACTCCCTCTGACATTATGATGCTGAAAGGTGTTCGATACATTAATCCTGTTGACAGGGAATATTGCGCTAGTTACTGTCTGCTTGATAGTGGATACAGAACAGCTGAGATGTATGAATTTGCAACTATGAACCAGGGGATAGTGCCGCTCAAAGGAAATGAGGGGAAACAGCGTCTTCCTGTTACCTGGCAGGAAATTAAAAAATATCCGGGAAAAGAGGAAGACTTAATACGGCCGATAAAATTAATGCATGTTCATTCAGATTTTTTCAAAGAGCAGCTGATGATACACTTGAGCAAAGGTTTTGACGGTGAAGGGAATTTTAATGTCAATGATGCAGACTGGTTTTTATTCAGAGATGTCAAAGCAGATTACGGCCGACAGTTGACCGGGGAAGTTATGATTGAGGATGAAGACAATAAGGGCAGAATTAAACGGTATTGGAAAAAACTGCATGATAATCATTATTTCGACTGTGAGGTTTATCAGCTTGCCGGGCGGTATATTATACAGAATGACCTTCAAAAATTACAAGAAAAAAGAAAGCCTGTTGAATACGTTGTTGAGGGTGCTCCGAGATAACATTTTACTTTTCTTCGTACTTCCTGCCAATATAAAAACACATGGGAGTTTTTATATATGGCATTTAAAACTACACTTGAACAGCTGGAAGAATTACAGCTTGCAATCAGCAATGTACTTGAAGGGCAGACTTACACATACAAAGGTCGAACTGTAGCCCTTCCGGATTTGCAGTTTCTACAACGCAGAGAAGTCTATCTGGAAAACAAATATAAGCTTGAACAGCACAGAAAACGTCCCTATATGCCTACTCACGGGAGCTTCAGCTGATGAATATTGTTGACAAAACAATCAATTATTTTTCTCCTGAGGCGGGTGTAAAGCGATTACAGGCTCGAAAAGTTTCCCAGTACATGAACACAGTCGAACCGCTGAAAAGGCGGAGGCACAGCAAAATTACTGTATCAGGTACTCCTACATCCCCCGAAAATGAAATAAACGTATATGATCGTCAATACATGATTACTCTCTCACGCAAAATGGCGAGAGAAAACCCCATTATGGCGGGATTGCTTGATAGGATTGTTGCAAATGTTATTCCATATGACGGGCTACGTCCTAATGCTATCACCGGCGATGACAATTTTGATGATGCCGCTGAAAATTATTTCTATGAACGGTCAAAGAAATGCGAAATAACAAACCGTTTTGATTTTGCTGCATATCAGGAAATATTGTTAAAATCTGTTTTGCGTGACGGCGATTTCGGATCTGTTTTCACAAATCAGCGTCGTATTCAGGGGATTGAAGCTGACAGGATCATAACACCGCAGGCATTCAGAAGCGAAGAAAATGAAAAAGTATTTCAGGGTGTAAGAATTAATGATCATGGTAGACCTATCAATTATTATGTAGGGCGCAGGGACAAAAACGGAAGAGTGGTGGAAAAAGATTTTAGAGCACTCAGGGCAAGAAATTTCATTCATAGCTTTCGTCCTGACCGAATAGACGGCTACAGAGGTATTCCCGTATTTCTACCCGTATTTGACAACCTCCGTGACTTTCAAGACATAATGGATTATGAACGCTTTGCGCTTAAGCTTGCGTCTTCACTTGGGATCAAAATTAAACCTCAGAAAAATAACGGACCTTTGGGTGAAACTTTGGGATCAGAGGAGACCAGAGAGGGCACAAAGAAAATTGATTTTAAGCCTGGTGCAATGGTTTTTGACTTGGGAAGTATGGGAGCGGAAGATATAGAAGTAATGAACTACGACCGTCCTGGCGACAACTTTAATTCGATGATGGAACTGCTTGCAAGGCTTATCGGCGTAGGTATAGGGCTGCCGATTGAACTTGTACTTCTTGATTTTCACCGGGGCAACATGGCCAGCATAAGACTTGCCTTGATTGAGGCGAGAAAAACTTTCTTTCGACATTACAAAATTGTACGTGATTTCTCAGACAGGTATTACAAATGGATTATATCACAGGGTGTTAAAGACGGAATTTTAGTACCTTCAAAGAAAATTCAGAATAATTACTGGAAAGTTGAATGGACCGAACCTGTGTGGGAATACATGAATCCTCTTCAGGATATCCAGGCGGATGCAATGATGATCGAAAAGGGTTTAGCGACTTTCAAGGAAATTGCACTCAAACGTGGGAAAGACTGGGCTAGGCTTGCGGTCCAGCTCGGTAAAGAACACAAATTTTTCAAGGATCAAGATGTTCCGATTACAATTGGTAATCCAGGCTCGAAAACTAACAAGGAAATTGCTAAAAAATAATTCAGATAAAGGCTTTCAAAATGAAAATAAGTAACTGGCTGACAATTAACAACAAGGCAGATAGAACAGTAGAAATTGAGATAGATGGATATATTGGATTTGACTGGTCACAGCCAGGCGACAAACAGAACACAAAAGAACGCATGAAGAGTGAACTTAAAACAATTGCGGATATCAAAGCTGACAGGATTGTTGTAAATATCAATTCTCCGGGCGGTGATATCAGTCACGGTTTAAGTATTCATGATCTGCTTGCAGCTAACAGGGCTGAAATTGTTACAAATGTAACTGGGATGTCTGCAAGTGCAGCAACAGTCATAGCACAGGCGGGTGATATCAGAAAGATATCTGATAACGCCCTTTATCTTGTACATGAAACCTGGACATTTGCAATGGGTAATTCAAAGGATTTTGAAGCTGTAATTGACGATCTAAAAAAAGTTAATGACAGAATCCTCAATCTCTACACGAAAAGAGCCGGTAAAACTGAAAAGAATATTGCTGAACTTATGAATGAAAACAACGGCAAAGGCAAGTGGTTAAGTGGAGCAGAGGCCAAAGAATACGGCCTGGTTGATGAAGTATATGAGCCTATGGAAGCCGCCGCTTCAGCTTCAGTTTTACCTGACATTTCAGCATTTATAAATCAATTCCCCGTACTTCCTGCTAAATATAAAAAGGACCTTGAAAATAATTCCAATAACTCAAATAAAACGAAAGGCGAAAAAATGGACGAATTTACAAAAAAGCTAAAAGCAATGACTGACATGTTCGGTGCTGAATTTGCAAACAAGTGTATGCTTGACGGCAAATCTATCGAAGATGCAAAAACAGAATTCATTACCGGTCAGAAAACAGTTAATGCTGACCTGAACACTCAGATTGAAACACTGAATAGTGAAAAATCAGTTTTGGAAGCTGCAAACAGCTCTCTTCAGGCCAAAATTAATTCATTTGACGATGGCGAATCGCCATTAAAAATAGACAACGGAAAGACAGGGCCTCTTAAAGCTGAAACATTCCAGGACAAACTGTCAGCATTCGAAGCAGAAGGCTTAAGTGCTGCAAAAGCTGTCAAAAAGGCTGCAAAAGAGTTTCCTGAACTGCATAAGGAATATCTAAAAAAAGCCAACTCTTAATCTTTAATCTTTAATCTTTTAACTAAAAACTTAATTAAAACTAAAAACGGAGAAATTAAAATGTTCACAGACAGACCTGTAATACCCCTTGAGGCAGGTGAGGCAATGAAAGCTAAAATAATAGGTAAGCTTTCTGCTTCTGATCCTGGAATCGTTGAAATATGCGATGCAGCTGACACACCTTACGGCGTAATAACACGCCCGGTTGAAGCTGGAAAAACGGCTGCGGTTGTACCGTTCAAAGCTGCAATTCAGGAAGAACTGATTGCAGGCGGAACTATTCTGCTCGGTGAAGAAGTAGAAGTTGTAGACGGCGGGAAAGTTGTCAAAAAAGATGCAGGCAAAGGAATAGGTTTTGCTAGAGAAGGTGCATTAATTAATGAGCCGATTACTATTATTATGAATCTTGATTCTCTAGGGGCCGGGGTTGATAAGATAGATGATCCGGCTGAAATGGATGCACTCACCACAGACTTAACTGGTGTTGATACTGGCACAGACATGACTGCTGCACAAGCTGCTCAAATTGAAGCAGATCTTCTTGCAGGCAAAACTGGAGTTGATGGAAATAGAGCAGCAATTGCTTTAATAATCGACGCACTGGAAGCCAAGGGTATTTCGTTAGACGCATAAAAATAAATTCAAATAAAACAATTTATTAAATAAAAGCATAAAAAGAGGAAATTAAATTATGCCATACACTAACACAACTGCAGAAAACAGACCTGACTTAGACATAATTGTAGCAGAGCATATCGGAGTAGAACAGCCGGGTTTCGTTGGAACTAAGCTTCTCCCTATACTACCTCAAGAAAAATCTTCAGGCAAATTCCATAAAATTCTATTTTCTGAAATAGACAAACAGATCTTAGATAACAGAAAAACATCAACATCCGGTTACAACAGAATTGAACGGACAACCGACAAAGATAGCTTCGACTGCGAAAAATATGGACTAGAAGAACCTCTTGACGAAGATGATGTTGCAAGAATGGGAATGATTGAGGCAGAAGCTATGACATCCGGTCTTGTATCTTTCAACAACCTGAGGGCACAGGAAAAGAGAATTGCCGCTAAAATATGCACCTCCACATTTGGAAGTGCATATCAGCAGGCTGTTGTTGCTGCCTGGTGCAATGCGGGAACAGCAAAACCATTACGGGATATGAATAATTCAAAAAATAAGCTCGTAAAAAATATTGGCGGAACAAAAGTTCCAGGCTGCAAACTGACTCTTACAATTACAGATGAACAGCTTGCAGCGCTGCTTGAAACAGATGAAATAATGAGTAAGTCCTTATATACCCGTAAACTTGGTGAAGGTCAGCCTTCTCTTGAAGAGCTGAAAGCTTACTTCAACGTTGATGATATATTTGTTGCTTCAGCGAGAATCAAAAAAGAGCTTATTTTTAGTAATGCTTTCGGTTTGCTTGCAATTGTTTCTGACAGTCAGGGCTTGAAGATGATCCCAAGACTTGGAAATACTTTCCTATGGACCGGATCAACTGCTTCAAACAATGTAACACAGACTTACAGAGATGAAGTCAAAGAAGCCGATATTGTTAGAGTTAAACATCATGTTGATGAAAAAATCATCACTGCACCATGTGGAGTTCTTTTAACTGGAGTTCTGGCGTAGATATGTTCTGCTCAGTCAGAAAAAGGCTGAGCATATCTTTTATAATGCGAATTGAAGAAGCAAATATGAAAACTAAATTTGAAATAATAGAAATAAGCCAAACTAATGTGACCGTTGATGTAAGCTGTCTATATCAGGATGAAATGTTTTTTAATGCGACGGAAATAGCAAAAAAATATGCCAAAACTCCAAAGGACTGGCTTAGAACTAAAGATACTGAAGATTATATAAATGTAGTTTCTCGTGAGGAGAATATGCCTAACGAGAATTTAGTGAAAATTAAACAGGGCGGTAAATATCAAGGAACCTGGTTGCATAAAACTTTAGCAATAGAGTTTGCCAGATGGTGTGATAAAGAATTTGCTTACCGATTAGACAAATGGATTATTCAGCGTTTAAAAGAAGAATCCGAACGCAAACGAATCAGGTATGAATTAAAGACTGGATATCTTCCGATGACAGATGCTGTCAGACTAAATCACAATCCGGCTAAATTTTACCATTATTCGAATGAAGCAAATCTCATTTGCAGGGTAATGTTTGGAATATCATCAAAAGAGTATAAAAAAAATTATGATGTAGAAAATATTCGAGACAATCTTTCTATGAATGAGATTAAGAATATGGATGCTCTTCAAAGAGCAAACACTACATTTCTTGAAATGGGAATGGATTACGATTTACGTAAAGAAAACTTAAAAATTATTAAATCAAGAAAAGAGCGTATGCTAGTTTAGTTTATTATGTTTACTTCAATGAACAAAATATTGATTAAGAAATTCGGAGAGGACATAACACTCTCCGATGATTCTATTGTGCGGGGTATATTCAGCGGACAGGATACCGAGGGAGCTTTGGGAAAAACACAGGTTGTGTATACTCCGCCGATGATTGAGATTTTAACATCTGAAGACAATAAATTCTCTGTTAATGATTTGCTTATTATTTGTGGTAAAAGTTACAGGGTGGCAAAAGAGCCGTTGCAGGATGATGCCGGCATGTCAACAATATACCTGTCTGAACCTTCAACAGAAACGACTGGAACATGGCGTTAAATGTAAAAATTGACTTTGAAAAAGCTACAAACGAAATCCTCATGGGGCTTGATAGGGGAGACAAAAAGGTTCAAAAGTCAATTAGGGAAGCTGTAACAAGAACATCAAAGTACTTTTACAGTCAGGTTCTAAAGGCTATGTCTCTGGAATTAAAAGTTCAGATGAAAAAATTGACAGCAGGAAAGAGAGTTACAATGCGCTTCAGTCGAAAAGGTAAAGAAAACCTTGCTGTTCTATGGTTAGGGTTGAATCCGCTTGTTTCCGCTTATTGGGATAATATCAAGTCTGACAGTTCGGGTGCATATATCAAATATAAAGGGCAGAACATTCATCATTTCCCCAGAGGCTTTATTGCTCCTGGAAAAAACAGCGGAAAACCTCTGATTTTTGAGAGGACCGGTAATAAAGTTGAACTAGCTGAAATCCCATATCCACAGAATACAAAATCTATCATAGGCAGAATTCAGCGAAACCTAAATAAAAAGTTCAGACAGTATCTTGAGCAGAGGCTTGAGTACAATTTCAGCAGGATAAAATAATGGATATTAAAATCGGCGAAGCGATAACAATTATTAAAGACAAAATTGCGGAGCATTTCGGCGAACGTATTGAATCAGTTGCAATAGGCAGTCCATTTGCGAAAAACATAAAAACACCGGCTATCATTATTGATATTGAGCGTATTGAGGAAGGTGAAGACAAAGGGGAAGAACTTACACCATACGAAGTATCTTTTGCGGCTTATACTGTGCTGAAAGATTCAACACCTGTAGTAGAATTAGAAATTATTAATTTCACTACAGAGTTATTTAAAATGATTAGGCAAAATAATTTTGGTCTTGGGAAAACTTCTATTCCTGAGAATCTAACCTCTGTACCAGTAGAGTTCAAGCCTGCAAATTATGGACATAAAGCATGGGAAACAACATGGCAGCAGACAATACGCCTCGGAGTATCGGTTTGGAATGAAGACGGCTTTATAACGCCGACACCAACTATGACATGGTGTCCAATAGCAAATGAATCCGTTGTAAACATAAAAAGTGAAGTCACAAAACTATTATCAATATTCAATTAAAAAATTATGCATTTTACAATAACAGAACTTGAACGAAAACTTGCAAATCTTATCAGAATAGGGGCGATTGAAGAGGCCGACTATACAAAATCTCTTTATCGTGTAAGGACCGGCGATATTCTAACAAACTGGCTGCCCTGTACAGCTGGCAGTGCAGGCAAAAATATAGCCTGGAAGCCTCTTGATATTGGTGAACAGGTAATAATATTCAGTCCTTTCGGTGATATGTCCCAGGGAGTTATACAAGGCTCTCTGTATCAGAACCTTTTCCCGGCTCCGTCTGATGATCCGGATATACACAAGATCAAGTATGAGGACGGCACAGAAATTGAATACAACAGAGAATCACATCATCTTAAAATTAAAATGACACAGGGAACTGCGGATATAGACATTCCCGATATAACAATCACCGGTGATCTAACTCTTAAAGGCAAATTCACTCATGACGGTGATCTTGAGCATGAAGGAGACACTACACATAACGGAGACCTGGCCCGTATTGGATCTGAGGATGTCACAGGTGACAGAGTACAGGTAGGCGAAGTCACGGCCAACGGCAAGGCATTATCAACTCACCACCACATCGACAGCTTAGGTAGTGAAACATCTCAACCTATTTAATGCTTGCTCAACTAAGTCCACTTTTGTCAACTAGGTCCATTATCTTCGTACTTCTCCCCAATATAAAAAGAAGATTCTTTCAACCTTTTAACCTGATAACCTTTTTATGAATGGTATAGATCGCAAAACAGGAAAGAGCTTAAGCGGAATTGAGCACCTTAAGCAGTCTGTCAATGACATTCTGACAACCCCGAAAGGTTCGAGGGTAATGAGGCGTGAATACGGTTCAGATTTATTTAAACTTATAGACAGGCCTATAAATTCAGACTGGCTTGTTGATGCTTATTCTGCGGTTGCGGAAGCTTTAAACCGATGGGAACCGAGGCTGAAGGTTTCAAAAGTATATGCCGAACAGGTAAATAACGGAAAGATTGAAATAATTATTGAAGGTAAATATTTGCCTGACGGATCACCTATTACAATTGACGGGATAATAATATGAGCACACACAATGCAATAGACCTAAGCGCACTAGATCCTCCGGATATCATTGAAGAAGTTGAATTCGAAGTTGTTTTAAAAGATACTGTAACTGACTTAAAGACAAGAGATGACTCCCTTTCTGCAACCGTTGAGTCTGACCCATCATATAAAATACTCGAAACAAGCTCATACAGAGAGACGCTTATAAGAAAGCGAATTAATAATGCCTGCAAAGCTGTTATGCTTGCATACACCAAGGGTGCTGATCTGGAAAACCTTGCTGCTATATTTAACATGAAACGATTTACGCTTATCGAAGAGCAACCTGATGCGCTCCCACCTGTAGCTGAAGTTATGGAACCTGACGAAGATTTTCTAGAAAGAGTTTTACTTGTATTTGAGTCACTCACTACTGCTGGGTCTGATGGAAGTTATAAAGCTCACGGTAGAAATGCGGACCCTGATGTTAAGGATATAGGCGTTGACAGTCCCAGTCCGGGTGTAGTTCGTTTATCTGTATTGTCCAAAACAGGTGATGGCACGGCATCATCGGAATTACAGGCGAAAGTTGAAGCAGCACTTAGCGATGAATTTGTGAGGCCGCTGACGGACAATGTTATCGTTCAATCTGCTACAATCATAGATTATACAATTACAGCAAGTCTTGAAGTTAAACCGGGTGCCTCAGTCAGCTTGATCCTTGAAGCTGCAGAAAACTCAATTCAGAGCTATGTTAAAAAACAGCATATGATAAAAGAAACTGTCGCTATAAGCGGTGTTTATGCAGCACTTCACGAACAGGCTGGAGTTGTCAAAGTCATCCTGATTTCTCCTACTCAGGATATTGAAACTGATACTTGCGAAGCTGCTTTTTGCAGTTCAATATCAATTACGGAGGCGATATAAGTGAATCTTGACTATTTCTTACTATTCAGGCTTGATAATAGACAGGATTTTGCCGGGCCTTCGCTTCTGCCATCTAATTCAACATCTGTGGAATATGCGCTTGAACAGTCAACTGCTAAGGCATTTGCGCTCGAACTTAAAATAAAAAGTTTATGGAACCCTGTCACCTGTCCTGTAGAATTTTTACCCTGGCTTGCCTGGTCTCTCAGCGTTGACAGTTGGAATGATAATTGGAGCGAGCTTGATAAAAGAAGCGTAATAAAAAGCTCTTTTTCTTCGCACAAAATAAAAGGTACAATAGGAGCTTTACGGCTTGCCCTGAATTCACTTGGATATGATATATCTGTTGAAGAGTGGTTTCAGACTGGCGGAGATCCTTACACATTCAGTGTCACTATTAATACTGGTGGCAAAACTCTAAGTGCTGAGAACCTAAAAGATATTGAAGCAATTATTGATAATAATAAAAACACACGATCTCATCTGCAAAACCTAACAACAATTGACGGCGTAGAAGGTGTTTTTTATACAGCAGCTGCATGTTTTGCGGGTGATATAACACAAATAGAGCCAGCGTAATTGTATCCCATTATTAACCATTAACAATTATTTCTAAATTCTAATTTCTAAATTCTAATTAAATCATCGTACTTTTCACTAATATAAAAATGGAGCTTAGATGTCTTATTTTACAATTATAACAAATACAGGCCTGTCAAAGATTGCAGCGGCAGCAGGCGGCGGTGCTAATCTTAGTCTAACTCATATGGCTGTAGGTGACGGGAACGGTTCAGATGTTACACCGGTTGCTACAGCTGCATCTCTTGTCAATGAGAGGTACAGATCTACAGCAAACAGAGTATACACAGAAACAGGTAATCCAAATAAAGTTATTTGTGAGCTTGTTCTTCCTGCGGATCAGGGCGGCTGGACAATAAAAGAAGTTGGTGTTTTTGATGTCGCAGGTGATTTGATTGTATTTACTAATTTTCCAAGCACATACAAGCCGCTAAACACTGAAGGGGCTGTCAGGGAATCGGTTATCAGGATAGCTCTTATTCATTCAAATGCGGATGTTGTAACGTTACAGATTGATCCTTCCATTGTTACTTCTACACAGCAGTACGTTATCGATCAGCTTGAAGACCACGAAGCAAAGTCAGACCCACATACACAGTACTTAAAAAAGGCCGATGCCGTACCTGTTGGAACAATACTTGATTATGCAGGTACACTACAACCTAATTATCTGCTTTGTAACTGGGGTGCCCTAAGCCCGACCGTATATGCCACTTTATTTAGTAAGATTGGATATACTTGGGGCCGTAGTGGTGATTTATTTCATGTTCCTCCATCAGATAGATATGCAAGAGGTAGTGGAATATATGCGGTAGGTACATTGCAAAGTGACCAGAATAAAAGTCATCAGCATTATGTAGCCAATACCAGCACTACTTCTGAAAGTATTTCTTCGTCTAATTCTCTAGCAAAAAATGGTTCATGGGGAGATTCTTATATTAATTATTCTTTAGCTGGAACTACCACTACCCCAGATGCAGGACTTACTTCCAGTTCGGGTTCAACGGAGGGCAGACCTCCCACAATGGTCGTTACAAAAATGATTAAATACCAATAAGGAAATATAATGAAAAAAATAACTGAATATCTATTCTCATTGGAAACACGAATATATATGGGCCCTGGTGAAGCTTACGAAAGCCCACTTGAGGCAGGTAAATTTTTGACCTCAGGAAATGGCACAGAAAAACCTGTTATTCCTCCAAAAGCGGGATATGAAAGAGTTTTTAATGATGATTGGGAATATATCGAAGATAACACAGGCAAAAAACAATATGCAAAAGAGGACGGCATAGAATCTACAATTGAATATCTTGGCCCGGTCAAAGACACATACTCGTTAATTGAATACAAAGCGTATCACAAATGGAGCGATACAGAGCAAAGCTGGATTCCTAATGAAGAAAAGATTAATGATGTTATTACTGTACTCAAATCTCATATCGAAGCTGATAGAGATACTGCATTGCAGCAATCTGTAGAGCTTAAGATTGATGGATCATCTTTTATTTTTCAGGCAGATGAATACTCCCAAAACCTATTACTGAAAACGATATCTATATACAACATAACCGGAGCGGCACCGGATGATTTTACCTGGTGGGATATTAATAATATCAAACATCCGTTTACTCTTAACATGCTCAAACAGCTAGCATTAACAATTGGTGTTAGAAACAAGCCATTATACCAAAAAGGCAGAGACGACAAAGACAACTTAAACAACCTAACAATAAACAAACTAATCGAATTATTATAACGGACCCTGTTCACTAAGTCTACTTAGTTCACTATGTCCACTTTTGAGAAAGGAATAAAATTATGGCTGAACAATTCTTACACGGTGTTGAAGTAGTAGAAATCGACACAGGCACAAGACCGGTTAAAACGGTCAAATCGTCTGTAATTGGAATTATAGGAACAGCACCTGACGCAGATGCAACTGTTTTTCCTTATAATACGCCTGTATTGATTGCAGGTAACAGGCTGGAAGCAGCAAAACTGGACACAGTTGGAGACGGAGACGGAACATTACCAGGTGCAATGGATGATATTTTTGACCAGATCGGCGCAATGGTTGTCGTTGTCAGAGTTGAAGTAGGGGCTGACGACGCAGCAACACAGTCAAATGTAATTGGTGGCGTAAATGCAACAACTGGAAAATATGAAGGACTTCACGCATTAATCGGTGCAAAATCTATCGTAAAAGTTGAACCTCGAATAGTTATTGTCACTGGATTTTCTCAAATTCAGGCCGTAGCGACCGAAATGGGAGTAATAATTGAGAGGCTTCACGGAATGGCTATCATTGATGGACCATCCACAACTGATACAGCAGCAATTGCCTATCGTGATAATTTCAGTTCAAAACGTATGTATGTTATTGATCCTGCTGTCAAAGTCTGGGATACTGCAACAGATGCTGAGGTTGTTAGATATTCAAGCGCACGTGCTGCTGGGTTATTAGCTAAGTCTGATAATAACCGGGGTTTCTGGCACAGTCCATCAAATCAGGGAATATTAGGTATTATCGGCACTGAAAGAGCTATTGACTTTAAGCTTGGTGATCCTAACTGCCGGGCAAATCTTCTAAATGAAAATGAAGTCGCTACAATTATCCAGGAAGACGGATACAGACTTTGGGGAAACCGTACATGTTCAAGTGATCCGAAATGGGCGTTTATTAGTGTCGTAAGAACTGCCGATATTATTAATGACTCTCTACAAAGAGCGCATTTGTGGGCTGTAGACCGCAATATAACTAAAAATTATATTGAAGCTGTGGTGGGTTCTGTTAACGCCTACCTGAGAACTCTTGTTGAACTCAAAGCAATATTAGGTGGTGAATGCTGGGCAGATCCTGAGCTGAACACCTCTGAAAACTTACAGGCTGGGAAAGTATATATAGACTTTGATTTTACTGCGCCTGCACCTGCTGAGCACATCACATTCAGAAGCCGCTTGGTTAATGACTACTACGAAACAATTTTTAACTAATATAAACCGGATGGAGTTTACTTAGTCAGCTAAGTCTACTCTGTCCACTTTAGAAAGGAAACCAAATCATGCCTGATATTATAAAAAACTGTAATTTGTTTGTTGACGGTAGAGGATATGCTGGAAAGGTAACACAGTTGACACCCCCAAAGCTAGCCCTGAAAACAGAAGAATTCAGGGCAGGCGGAATGGATGCGCCTGTTGATGTTGAGATGGGAATGGAAAAACTGGAAGCTTCATTTATTCTCACTAAATATGACCCGGCAGTTCTTAAGCTGTTCGGTGTTGCGGACGGATCTGCTGTAGCGTTGATATTCAAGGCAGCTTCAAGAGAAGATGACGGAGTTGTTACACCTATATCAATAGAGATGAGAGGATTATTAAAAGATATAGACTCAGGTTCATGGAAGCCTGGAGAAAAAGCAGAAACAACATACAACATCTCATGTAATTATTACAAAAACACCGTAGGAGGTGAGGTTATTCACGAGATTGACGTAAAAAACATGAAAAGAATAATCAATGGTGTTGATCAGCTTGCTGATATTAGAAGTGCATTAGGTATGTAGGTCTTAACGGATCTACTTCGTTCACTGTTGTCCACTAAGTCCATATAATAATTATTGAAACAAAGGAAACAAAATGTCAAACCCTACAACAATCAAACTCGACTACCCTATCAAAGTAAACGGTGTGGAAGCCGACGAACTCAAAATGCGCCGTGCAAAAGTAAGAGATCACACATCAGCGTCAAAAATAACCGGAAATGACGCAGAGCAGGAAAATTTTCTCTTTGCAAATCTTTGCAGCATCACTACTGAAGAATATGGAAGCCTTGATGTTATAGATTTAGCAAAAGTTCAAAAGCAATATAAAGATTTTTTAAAGCCACGCCGAAAACAGTAAGAAAGTTATGTGTAGTGCTGGCCTCTCATACAGGCTGGCAATTATCCGAATTAAAGAAAATGGAACTGGAAGAGCTGATGGAATGGGTCGAAGCATGTCCCAAAACAGAAAGTCATATATAGCTTGAAAATTATAAGCAAATGTAGTATAATGTATATAAAGGTAAACTTTAACTTAAGAGAATTATAATATGTGGGAAAAATTCGAAAATCTGATTATTGATAAATGTTTTGCAAATGAACATAAATCAGTTCGTGCAATATCGAATATTTTTCTATATATAGGATTTATTTTTAATCCTATAACTCTAGTTATTTTATTTCTTGCTTTTATTGCTGCTATGCTTTTAGCTTTTCCTTTCCTTATTCTGTTAGGATAATCACATTTCTTACTGTTTCTCGGCATAATATCGAGAAACATTATGTCCGTTACAAGTCAGGCTGTCTCATTTTCTGTTGGTGCAATCTTAGGAAGAGGATATTCCTCCACTTTTGGTTCTGCCAAGCAAAAAGCTATCCAGTTGGGTAAAACTTTCCGGCAGACAAACAAAAAACTTGATCTAACAAAGAACATTATTCGTACTGGTAATAAGCTCACTGAACTAAAAGCAAAACAGGGCACACTTACTACCGGAACGAGGCGCCTGAATTTTCTTCTCGAAAAACACCAGGAAGCGTATGATAAAGCTGCTGCAGGTGCGAAAAAATATGGCATTAGCCTTGGCAATATTGTAAAAGAGCAGCGCAAACTTTCAATAAAGTCTAAATTTCAGGGAATGAAAGCAAAAGGTGCCGGTATGATGGCCGGGGCTGCTTCAAGCCTAAAAATTGGGGTTATGGGAGCCGTTGCAGGTGCTATGATATTGGCGGCACCTATAAAAATGGCTGCGGACTTTCAGCAGTCTATGGCAAATGTCAGGGCTGTTACAAATGCTACCGGTGGAGACTTCAAAAAACTTACCGCTACAGGAAGAGCTTTAGGTAGAAACACCGTATTCAGCGCAAATGAAGCAGCGCGGGGTATGGGGTTTCTGGGAATGGCCGGCTTTAAAACAAATGAAATCATTTCTGCCATGCCGGGTATGCTTGACCTTGCCGCCGCCGGAAGCCTTGATTTAGCTCAAACTGCGGATATCTCAAGTAATATTTTGCAGGGGTTTAACCTTGAAGCGGGTGAAATGAATAGAGTTGGAGATGTCATGGCAAGGACTATGGCAGATTCAAATACAGATCTTGTTCAGCTCGGCGAGGCTATGAAATTTGTTGCTCCGGTGGCCGCAAAACTCAATATTTCCATTGAAGAGACAGCAGCTGTTATAGGCACTCTGTCTAATGCTGGTATACAGGCGACTATGGCTGGTACTACAATGCGTAAAATGCTAACCAGTATTTCAGCTCCGACCAGTGAAGGAGCACGGGTATTAGGTGATCTTGGAGTTGTAACAAAAGATTTTTCAGGAAACATGCTTCCGTTCACCAAAATAGTACGGAATTTTCAAGACGCAGTTCAGGATATGGGAAATGCTGAACAGGCTGCCGCTACAAAGGCTGTATTCGGTGAAAGAGCAACTGCCGGTATGTTAAACATTATGGGGCAGACAGGCAAAATCAATGCCTTTAAAAAATCGCTGGATAATGCGGCAGGGTCTGCTAAAACAATGGCGGATATAAAAATTAACACACTTCCGGGACAATTAAAAATATTAGGGTCTGTTGCTACAGATTTAGGTATTAGTATTGGCAATATATTATTACCTCCTATTACAGCAATTGTTAAATTTATTGCACCGGTACTGGGTATGATAGGCAGTCTCGTTCAAAAAAATCCAATACTTACAAGAACTATACTATTTATGGGAGCGGGACTTCTTACTGTTACAAAAATATTCCCTCTACTTGTTTTAGGGATTAAGGCATTAACGGGAGCTATCATGATGAATCCTATTGGTGCAGTTATTGCGGGTATTGCTATTGGTGCGGTGCTGATAATTGAAAACTGGACACCGATTGAAGGTTTTTTTCTCGGGATTTTCAGTGCTGTTGGTTCAGGCGTATCTTGGCTATGGGGACTGTTTAAAAAAGGTTTTGCATGGACTCCTCTAGGTATGATTATAAATGGATGGTCACCGGCAATCAAATGGCTTACATCTAAAATTGAATGGATTGGAAAAGCATGGAATAAAGTAAAATCATGGTTCGGGTGGGGTGATGATGAAGAGGACGAAAAAAATGTTCTTAAGCCTGGAAGTGTGTTTCCTTCAGTAGATACACCAAAAGCTGGAGATGCTCTAAATGC